CTATTGAAACTCAGAAACATCAAGGGTCAGTTTGCACCAAATACTGCTATCATCGGTGTTGTTTCTGGCGCATCTTGGTCTATGGGTAGCGTCGATCTAATGGAAGACGCGAACGATGGCTTTGATGACAATGTGCGCATCGAAACAGAAGCAGATAATATTATTGACTTTACTGAAGCAAATCCATTTGGTGAACCATAATGCTTTCTAGCCAACACTTTTATCACAGAATCACTAGAAAGTTAGTCGTAGCATTCGGCTCGATGTTCAACAATCTTCGCCTCGTCAGATACAATAAGGCGGGGACAACAGAGATTGAAAGAATCACTGTTCCGCTGTCTTACATGGCTAAAGAAAAATACTACCAGCGTTTGGTAATGGATCCTGGACTAGACCAAAGGACGCAGATCACATTGCCTCGTATGTCGTTTGAGTTGACATCAATCACCTACGATCCTCTTCGCAAAAGAAATAATTTCTCTCAAGAGTTTAGCCCAAACTCTAGCACAACGGTCAAGTCTGCTCATGTTGCTCCATACAACTACAATTTTCAGTTGAACCTTTTTGTTCGAAATACTGAAGACGGCACACAATTAATCGAACAGATTCTCCCGTATTTCTCACCAGACTACACGCTCACATTAGATCTTGCTGATGTTGGTAGCAATGTCGATGTGCCTATTATTCTTGAGTCTGTTGATTATTCAGTAACAGGTGATGTTGGCACAGGCGAAGAACTAAGAACTTTAGTGTGGACTTTACAGTTTACTGTTAAGGCATATCTCTATGGTCCAATCAATAGCAATACAAAAATTATTCGTAAGTCTACCGCAAACACATATGATAGCACATATCTACAGACCAGCGAGCGAAAGATTAATCTGACCGCTGGCTCTGGTGATTACAAGATCGGCGAACTAGTATTCCAAGGCAGAACTGTTAATGGAGCAAATGCTTCTGGTTTCGTGGAATCTTGGGATAATGTTGCTAATCAAATTGTTGTTGTTGATGTGAGTGGTGTGCTAATTGCAAACCAAAAACTCACTGGCGCGGTGACTAACACTGCATATAGAATAAGTACATTTGACTTGAACGATAATCAACTTGTAAATCTGACTGTGATTCCAGATCCATCAACTGCCAATGCAAATGACGACTTTGGATTTACACAGACTATCGAAGAATATCCAAATATTACATAATTTATGAGCGACACAAATAATAAATTAAGTGACATACTGGACACTGAGTATATTCCTGTTGTAAAAGACGACAAGCCTATAACAGTACACCAGTCGCACACAGAAAATCCAGACGCAGATTATTCGCGCTCGAATTACTACAATCTAATCGAAAAAGGCAACGAAGCCCTAGAAGGTATTCTTGAAGTTGCTAAAGAATCAAATCATCCTCGCGCATACGAAGTTGCTGCAAATATGATTAAGAATCTCTCGGATGTCACAGAGAAACTGATGATTCTACAACGACAACAAAAAGAACTACAGCCTAAAGAAGCAGCGCCTACTAATATCGCAATAGACAAGGCTGTGTTTGTTGGCTCCACAGCAGATCTACTCAAACGATTAAAGAATGAATCTGCCGACTAGAATTAAAAATTATTTGGGGAATCCCAACTTAAAGCGAATCAACATGCAGTTGTCGCTCACGGAAGATCAGGTCCGCGAGTATGTCAAGTGCGCGAAAGATCCATTATACTTTATCGAGAACTATGTCAAGATTATTACTCTTGATAAAGGTTTCGTGCAGATTTCTCTGTATCCATTTCAAAAGCAAGCAGTCCAAGATATCAATGACAATCGCCGAGTAATAGTAAAGGCTGGTCGTCAGGTTGGTAAGACCACAATGGTCGTTGGATATATCCTGTGGTATATTCTGTTCAATGAAGACAAGTTCGTAGCAATTCTGGCGAACAAAGCACCCACGGCTCGCGAAATCCTGAATCGCATTAAAATCGCATATGAGTCATTGCCGTTGTGGCTGCAACAAGGTGTTAAGACTTGGAACAAGGGCGACATTGAGTTAGAAAATAATTGCCGCGTTCTTGCATCATCAACTGCTTCTAGCGCGATTCGTGGTTACTCTATCTCGCTGCTATATCTTGACGAGTTCGCATTCGTTCCTAGCAATATTGCTGAAGAGTTCTTCACCTCCGTGTATCCAACTATCTCCTCTGGTACACAGTCAAAGATTCTAATTTCTTCCACACCAAATGGCATGAACCACTATTATAGAATGTGGACGGAGGCTGTTGAGGGTCAAAACGGATTCAAGCATATCGAAGCCAACTGGCGTCAGGTTCCAGGTCGCGACCAAAAATGGGCAGACGAACAGCGCAGAGTTCTTGGTGAAGAAAAGTTCCTTCAGGAAATGGAATGCGAGTTTATGGGATCGGCTGGCACACTGCTATCAGCGGCGGCACTGAAATCTCTTGCGTTTGTCAAACCAATGCACCTTTCTGAGAATGGCATTAAGATCTATGAGCAACCACAGCAGGGGCATAATTATGTCATTATTGCTGACACATCAAGAGGCAAGGGTCTAGACTACTCAGCCTGTGTGGTGATTGACTGCGCTATCCCATATAAACTCGTAGCCACATACAAAGATAATAATATCAGCCCATTGGTCTATCCATCAATCATAAAGAAAATGGGCGATTACTACAATCAAGCATATGCATTGGTCGAGATTAATGACAACGGTCAACAGGTTGTGGATAGCCTCTTCGAAGATTATGAATATGAGAACATTCTATCGACCGTTGAAATTAAAAATAAGATCGCTCTGACCTGGGGATACGGCAACAAGTCTAATCGCGGTGTTCGTACGACCAAATCTGTCAAGCGTCTGGGTTGTTCAATTGTTAAAAGTTTAATCGAACAGCAAAAATTACTCATTCAAGACTTTGACACAATTGCAGAATTATCCACCTTTATCGCTAAAGGCACCAGTTTTGAGGCAGAAGAGGGTAGCCATGACGACTTGGTAATGTGTTTGGTGTTATTCGCGTGGATGACCAACCAAGCCTTTTTTGCAGATTTGACCAATACAAACCTAAAAGAACGATTATATGAAGACCAAATGAAGCAGATTGAAGAAGATGCGCTTCCATTGCCTATGGCGGGTCATCTAGATGTTGATAATCCAGATTTCGATTTCGTGTCTGGCGGTTCAGTTTGGAAGGTCGTGGATCGTTAGAACCTCAAAAATACTAAATAAACCGTAGAATTTCTATTCTCCCAAACAGGAGTAAAACCATGGCATTTTTAGTTTCTCCAGGAGTGAACACTTCTGAAATTGATTTAACAACATCCGTTCCAGCAGTTGGTACATCAACTGGCGCAACGGTTGGCGTATTTCGCTGGGGTCCAGCAAATACAATCATCCAAGTTTCAAGCGAATCAGATCTAGTTCAGAAGTTTTTTGAACCAGATGCAAATACAGCAGGATCGTTCTTATCTGCTGCAAACTTCCTCGCTTACGGTAACGACCTTCGCGTCATTCGTGTGCTTAATCCAACGGCTGGTGCAAACGCGTCTAACAACGCTGTTTCTAACACAAGCCACTTTATCACCATTGCTAATGACGAAGATTACTTCAACAACCAGTACTCTGCATCAAACACTCTCGTACAGTGGTCAGCAAGATATCCTGGTGCGGTTGGTAATTCGCTTCGTGTTTCTGTCTGCGCTGATGGTTCAACATTCTCTGGCTGGGCATATGCATCGTTCTTTGATGCTGCACCAAATACTTCGAACTATGCTGCTGCAACAACTGGAAACAACAACCTCAAGGACGAACTCCATGTTGTCGTGGTTGACGAAGATGGTCTCCTAACAGGAACAGCAAATACAGTTCTAGAAAGATGGGCAAATCTATCCAAGGCAAGCGATGCTCGCGGAGACGACGGTTCCTCAATCTATTACAAGGAAGTTCTATTCCGTAACTCACAGTGGATTCACTGGCTAGGACATGCTGCTGGTTCAAATGCTACAAATGCATGGGGTCAGACAGTTGCAACAGTAAATGCTTCTGGTGACAAGTTCCACCAGCCAGCAGTCTCAACGCTATCACTATCAAATGGTGCTGATGGTTCTGTGACTCAGGCAAATCTAGTAACAGCAATCAACCTATTCAACAATGCTGAGAAGGTTGACATCTCCTTGCTATTCGCTGGAGATTGCGGTGTTGGTGCTAACGCAGCAGTTGATGCTGCTACAGTAGCAAATCAATATCTAACAGTTGCCTCTGCTCGTAAGGACTGCGTTGCCTTCGTATCGCCAGCCCTAGCGAATGTTGTTGGTACACTAGCCTCTG